AGCGCATAGGTGCCCGGGCTCATGTCCTTGAGCCAATACGGCCGCAATTTCTGCGCCAGGGTCGAGAGATAGTCGCCGCTCATCCCTGCTGCACCCCCGTGTCGAACACGTCAACACTGCCTTGCGGCTCCAGCGACCAGCCATCGCTCGGGCTATACTCCGCCCGCTCGACGAACACAGGCGACAGCGTTGCCCATGGGCCGAGGTCCGCTGCATCGCCCAGGTGCACCCACTCTCCCGCCGGCAGCATGCCCGGCTCGGCCGCCATGCCATGCAAATCGGTGAGCTGGGCCCCGTCGTGCAGCACATAGCGCGCCACCGCCATGGCCACCGCCCGTCCGGGCTGGGCGGCAATGCTCACCGTCAAATCAGGGTAGACCGTGGCCAGCAGCCGCGCCCCGGTGGACGTGCCGTTTTCCAGCAGCGCCATCGCCTCGTCGAACGCGTACAACTCTCCCGCCCGGTACTGGTTGGCCACAATGCCGCTGTTGACCGCCGCAATGCTGCGCGCCCAATTGCCGCTCACAATTGCCGCCGCCACCTGCCGGCCCGTATCCTGTGCCCCCAGCACGCGGAACACCAGGTCCATCGCCGGGCTCGGCGTCTGCCAGCCAGAGCCGTCGAATAGTTTCAGCGCGCCGCCGCTATAGCCGGCGTTCGCATCCAGGTCGATGGCATAGCAGTCGGTCGGGCTGTTGCTGCCCGTGCGCAGCACCACCAGCCCATACGTAAGCAGCGCATTGAGCGCCACCGTGTTGGTATACGTAAACCGCACCCATCCCATGTCGAGCGGAATATTGTCCGCCGCCACCGTAACCTCGTCGAGCAGCGTCCCTGGGCTGCCGGCATTGTCGCTGACCAACTGCACCCTGACCGCGTCCGTTGGCCCGCCCACCCGGCGCAGCCGCAGGTCAACTGCCGCCACCGTCCACGCCGTGCCCGCCGGCACCACGAACGTCTGGTAGTGGCGCTGGCCCCAGGCCACCACCGTCACCCCGTTGCCCACCCGCTCATTGACCAGCGCCGCCGCGACCTCCACGAAATTCCCGCGCCTGAAAACGCAGGTGTCGCCGGCCGACTCGCTCACGATTTGCCCGCCGTGATACGTGCCGTTGACCTCCACGTTGACCGCACCAGCTTTGTCCATCAGGTGCGTCCCGGCGTTCGCCCCACTGTTGGAGTCGGGGCCGGCCAGCGTGAAAACGTCATCATTCTCGACAAACCCCAGCCCGCCATTGGCGTCGCTGATGTCATCCGAGGGCGAGAACGTCACGTCGGACGACGTGTAGGTCACTGCCGCGCGGTCGTCAGCCCCCGTAATCAGAAAATTTCCGTTGTTCCCGCCCTGGGCGGCGCCGCTGATCCGCACCCACATCCCCGCCGTGAAGTTGCTGAAATAGCCCCCGATGCTGTGCACCGTGTCCGTGCGGGCCGAAAATGCCACCAGTTGGCTCGCCGCAAACCCCAACCCCAGCGGCCAGGGCGTGCTCTCAGTGACGTTGTTCTCGACCAGCCCCGCCGGCTGCGCATGGTAGCGCCGCTTCCCGCGCCACCAGTAGCCCGTGCACGTCAACTGCGCCTGGGTGTCGCCCCGATCCGGCTGGAGCGTATACAGCGGCTGGGCGTACATCCCCAGCGCCGTCGCCCGCAGCGCCGTCGCCTCGTTTTCTGTCATCTCACGCTGTGGGCTGATGCGCCGCTGCCACATGCCGTACCGTGTCTGCGAGTTGGCATCGCTGGCCCATGCCGTGTCCGCGGCAATCGCCGACCCGCCCGGCTGCACCTGGCTGTAGCGCACCTGGATTTTGTTGGCGATCCCGTCCAGGCTCACCCCGCGCCGCAGCCCCCCGGCCGTGATCTCCACTGCCGCGATGTCGCCCCACCAAACAACCGTTTCATTTGGGTTGAGGATTTCGATGCGGTAGCCCAGCCAGTCAGTCAGCCCCATCAATTCGACCAGCGCCCCACGGATCACCACCGTGGCGTCCTTGCAGCCGCCCAGCGCCTGCCCCGACCACGGCCCGGGCTCCACGTCCAGCGTAGATGGGATGAGCACCGGCGTGTCGCCGTCCCCATACACGCGCACGCCAAACCCGTTCATACGACCAGCCGCCGGGGGCGCAAGAAAACCTGCACGCTAAACGCATTCCCAATCGGCGCGCCCGTGCCCGTCTCGTGCAAAATGTAGATGCGCTGGAGCATGTTTGGCTGGAGCATCAACGCCCCCGTGTAGGCGTTGGCCAGCGGCGCCCGCGCCCCTGCCGTCACCGTGTACATCAGCCCCTCGCTCCCATCGAACACGATGGCCGCATTGTTGGCCACCGCAGTGCTCGGCATGACCATGCCGCGATAGCTGTCCAGCGCCGTCAGTTGCAGCACATCCAGGTACGTCCCTGTCGCCGTCCCCCGCCACGTCAGCGCCAGCGTCAACGCCCCATAGGCCGAGTTGTAGCCACCCGGCGGCAGGGGCACAACCCCCATGTCACGCCACACGCCATTGGTTGGCGTGGTGCCGCCCACGCTCATTTCGTCGCCCGTCCACAGCACCACCGTGCCGCTGGCGTCGCGGATGCTCGGCCGCACATAGAGTTCGTCGCCGAACACTGCACCAAAACGCGCCAACATCCGAAAGCGCCGGCCGCGCGTCCGCTGCAAATCCGCCGCCGGCAGCGTATACAGCCAGGTCGGCCCGCCGGCCGCCACGATGCTCAGCCAGTTGCTCCCGCTGCCCGAGTAAGTCGCGTCGTTGGCCACCACCGGCGCGCCGCTCGCCGCCTCGGCCTGTAGGTAATGCACCAGGTTGGCCGGGTCGCTGTACGCGTTAACTGACAGAAATAACTTGTTGTAGTTGACCGAGCCGCCAGTCAGGTTAGTGAACTGGATGCGCACCGGCGTCGGCATGTCCCCGCCAATCTGCGCCGCCGCCATCTGCACCCAGTTGCCGTTGGCCGGGTTGTTGTACACCGTGCGCCCGCCCGTGGCCGCCCCTGCGCCCTGTGCCGAAATCGACGCCTCGACCTCTGCCCCGTCCCAGCCCGGCGCACGCGTCCATATCACCGCAATCTGCACCGTCGGGTTGGTGTCCCCCAGCCGCCGCAGCCCTGGGTTGGTAGACCACACCGGCCGCCCGCCCTCGAAGATCTCCGCCCGGTACGCTGCACTGTCGCTGTCCACTGGCTTGTAGTTGACAAAAACGCGCGGCCCGAGGCCGCTCTTCTTGCGATCGCTGGCCTGTTGCAGCAGCCGGCCAATCGTCGAGACCTTGGCGCGGATGCTCGCCTCCGTCCCGCGCAGGTTGATCTCGGCGCTCTCGGTCACTGGCTGCCAGTCGCCGTCCCTGTACTGCGCCGTGTCCGGAAAATAGGTGCAGCCCATCACCGGCGCCGTCCCGCTCAGCACCACCGTCGTCGTGCCGTCGCTGATGTCCAGGTACATCTCGTTACCGTGCCCCGCGCATAACGCCCATTACCATCGGACCTCACCGCCGCCGCGCCAGGTACTGCGCCACCTGGTAGGCCAACGCCCGGATGTCGATTTCGTTGTACACCGCCACCTGGCCGATGCTCACCCCCGGCCCGGAGGTGGGGGCCACTGCATCCGCCATCCACCCGCCCAACTCATCGTGCGGGATGATGCGCCCGTTGACGTTGGGCACGAACATCTCCTCGCCCCGCTCGCCCACCATGATGGGGACGCCGGCCGTCACCGCGCCGCCGTTGGCAAACCCCGGCAGGCTAGGCAGGCTCGGCATGGACGGCATCTGAATCCCCGCAAACGGGTTGGGGATGCTGATCCCCGAAATCCACCCCACAAAATCCTCGATGCCCTTTTTCAGCCCCGCTACCGCGTCCAGCACCGGCTGGATGGCCTGCCCCATCCCCTCCCAAATGCTCGTCCACGTCGCCTGTAGCCCATCCAGCAGGCTTTCCACGTTGACGCCCATGTCCGTCAGCGTCTGCGTAATCGTCTCACTCAGCACCGTAAACACCGCCGTGGCCGCCGCCGTGATGTTGTCGAGCGTCGAGCTAAAGTACGACTCGAACCCATCGACGATTGACTGCGCCGCCGTAAATGCCCCCGCCCAGTCGCCGTTGATCAGCGCCACCACCAGGTCGGTCATGCCCTTGAGCGTTGTGCCTACCAACTCAATCGACGCCGTCACCTGGCTGATGATCGGCTCGATCAGCGACGGCAGGTTGGCGAACACCGACCCCATCAGGTTGATGCCCGCATCCATCGCAATCGCCAGCCCCGCACCCACCGCCTGCGCCAGCGCCGTCAGAATCGGCTGCGCCGCCGCCCAGAACGAGCTGAACACATCGCCTAGCGCCTGGAACGATGGCCCTAACGTTGCCAGTGATGGCCCCACCCCGCCAACTGCCTCTTGCAGCCGGCCAAACGCCGGGGCCAGGAACATCTGCAACATCGTCGCCGCCGTCGTAACTGTCGCCACTAGCGATTGAAAGCCCGTCGCCACAGGTTGCAACGCTGTCGGTAGCGCCGTGATTGCCTCGCTCGCCTCGGTGGAGTTAATGCCAGCGTCTAGCATCGCCGCCGCTACTCCCTGGATAGACGGGAGGGCCGATACAATTGCACCGCCGACGCCTTGAAAACCAGACAAAACCCCTTGCACGGCAGGGGAAACCAGCCCCATGTCCTCGATCAATGTCCCAAAATCAATGCTAAGTTGCGCCAAGTTTACGTTGAACGATGACCAGTCTCCGGTGACTAGCGCGGTAGTCATATCCTTTACGCCCGACGCGATTTTGGTAACATCAGATACAACCGCAGCCGCCGCGGGGCCAACGGTCAAAGACATTTGTTCCCACCAATAAGACCAATCGCCTAGTGGCTCGACCCCTAAGATCAGAACGTCATAAATACCCTGGAAAATAGGCTGTACGGTAGACAGTAGACCTTGCGTAATGTCCTGTATTCCGCCAAAATTCGTCTGCCACGCCATGGCCAGCGCCGCCACCGCCACCACCACCAGCCCGATCGGCCCGGTCAGTACCCCGATAGCGGCTCCAATTGCCGGCATCATGGTCAGCAGCGGCCCCAGCGCCGCCACTAGCGCCAGCACCCCCACGATCATCGTCTGCGTGCCGGCGTCCGCATTGGCGAACTGGCCGGCCATGGCCAGCACCCCGTCAGCCAGCGGTGAGACCGCCGTCAGCACCGCATTCAGCGCCGGGGCCAGCCCGTCGCCCAGCTTTTGCATCAGCACCTCGCCGCGGATCTGCAACTGTTGCATTGCAAACCCACCGGCGTTGATCCCCTGCGTCTGCGCTGCAAACGCCTTGTCCGTGGCGCCGGCCGCCTGCCCCATCGCCGCGAGTTTTTGCTTGTATGCCTCCGCCTGCGGCCCGGCCAGCGCCAGAGCCAGCGTCTGCCCCTCGATGCTCCCGATGTACGATTGCAGCGGCGCCCCGCTTTTCGCCGCCGCCGCCGTCACCGCCTCAATCGTCCCCTGCAACCCCAGTTGTTGGAGCATCGCATCGCCCGAGGAGAAACCCATCGACTCCTGTAGGGCGATCATGTTCTCCGTCGGGGCCATCAACGATTGCAGCACACCGCGTAACTGCGTGCTCACCGCCGAGGCGTTACCCGTCACGCCCGTGCCCGTGGCCATCACCGCGAACAGCTCTTCTTGCGCCACGCCCAGGCTCGCTGCTAGCGGGGTCACACTGCCGATGCTGGCCGCCAGTTCGGGAAACGTCGTTTGACCCAGGGCCACCGTCTGTAGCGCCAGGTCCGCCGCCTGTGTCACCGCTGCCGCTGAGGTATCGCCATAGCCTTTCGTCACCGCGCTGGTCAGGGCAATTGCCTCCGACGTAGTGGCCAGCCCGGCCGCTGCCGCTTTAGCGTTGGTTTCCAGGATGCTGGCCGTGTCGGCCGTATCTCCAAACGCGCTGATCACCTGGTAGAGGCCGCCGGATAGGTCCGACGTGCTCTTCCCGGTCACAACCGCCATTTCCTGGATGTTGTCTTTGAGTTCCGCCACCCGCTCGGACGCCACCCCCAGCGAGGCCACGTTCGCCATGCTGCTGTTGAGGTCCGTCGAAAATTTGATCGCAGCCGCAGCGGCTCCCACCAGCGGCAGCGTCACCCCCGCCGTCATGCCCTGGCCGATCTTGCCCAACTTGCTGGCCAGCGATTCGCCCGAGGCCGCTGCGCTCTTCACGCCCGCCTCGAAATCCTTGCTGTCCATGGCCAGCGCCACGTTCATCCGTGCGATGGTAGCCATCAGCCTCGCCCTCCGAACGCGCGCAGCGCCTTCGCCAGCAGCCGCTCGGCCATGTCGTCCTCGCCGACCGGCTCAAACGCCGGCATGAAGTCGGTGGGTTTGAATGGTTTCTTGTTCTTGGCTTTGTTGCTGTTAGCAATCACGCTCGCCACGATGCCCGCCCTCAGGTCAGCCCGCTCTTCGCCCCACGGCTCCAGCTTGCTGTACGCCATCCATTCGCCCAGATGCTCGCTGGTCATCTCGGCGAGCATCTGGTCAACGTTTGGCCGGCCCAACGCCAACGCTAATCGGTAGGCGAATCGTCGGGTTGGCCGGCGCTGGAGTTTTTTGCGAGTTCCTCCACATCTTCGTCGCGCAGCCCGTTCAGCCGCTGCGCCACCGTGAAGATACGGTCGAGCGCCGCGGCGCTCTTGCCGCCCAGTGGGAACGTATCCTCTTCCTGGAACAGCCGTTCGCCCGTCTCCGGGTCCACCATGCACAGCAGGCACAGCCGCGCCCGGATGTTCTCAAAATTGGTCGTGGTCTTCTTCCCGTTGCGCACCACCGTACTGGCCTCGAAGTGGTCGCGCTCGCTGGCGTTGAGCGTGCGCACCCGCACCCACGCCATGCCCCACTCGGGCACCTGTACGTCTTCGGTCTTCAGGTCGTCCTGCGCCAGGATCTCGGCTTTGGTCAAGAACTTCTTCGTCATCGCTCCCTACCTTATCCCGTTGATAACAACACTTATAGGCGGGCCGGCTCGGCTGCGCCCAGGCTCTGCACCTGCACCCGGCTGGCGATCACATCCCACCAGTACACCGCCGGCACCGCCTGCCAGATGCTGTCGATAAACTCAAAGTCGCTCGTATATTTGCCGGGCGCCATCGCCCCGGCGTGCGCCTGCCACACCGCCCGCCGCACCACATAGGCGCTCGTGCCGATTTCGCTGACCTGTGGGCTGCGCCCCCAGCGTGCGCTCGGCAGGATGCGCCCATAGCCGTGGTCCATGCGCACCATGATCACGTCCGGGTCATGCTGCTTGGCGATGCTCTTCAACCCCGCCACGAACTGCGGCCAGATGCACAGGTCGTCATCGTCCAGGATCCAGATGTAGTCGCCCACCAGGTGCGGCGCATAGGCCGCCATGTGCTCGTGCGCCCAGGCAATCCCCCGCCCCACCTCATCGACGAGCAGCGTCTGCACCCAATCGCCGTCCGTCTGCGCTCGCAGGCTGGCCTGGTTGGCCGCCAGCATCGTCGGCCGCTTGTAGCAGCGCGTCAGTATCTCAAGGAACGGCATGGGTCGCCTCAAACGGGGCCTGTGACTTGCGGTCGGGGTATTGCGTCCCGTCCGGGTTGATGTGCCGGCAGAAAATGCCCGTGTCCACCAGGTACGGGTAATCGCCATGCTGGATGGCAAACTCGCCCCAGCCGGCCCGGCGCAGCCAGTCCTCGCGCATCACCCGCTTGCACCATTCCAGATCGCTCGTGCCGGCCGCCATGTTGGCCGTGTCCGTCTCGGCGTTGTACCAGGTGTAGCGCGGCGTATCGAACACCCGCCGCACCTGCGTCCCGTGCAGCGTGTACGGCTCACTCTCCGCCCACATCGCCCGCAGCAGCCCCATGTGAATCAGCAGGCAGCCCGTCGGCACCCCGTCGCACCACACCAGGTCACCCAGCCGCCAGTCCACAAACGAGCCGCACCCCAGCCCGCGGAAAACCATCGGCTCGCTCGGGTACGCCCGGCTGAAATAGAGACCGGACACCACCGGGTAGCGCGCCTCCCGCATGTACGTGTTGAGCCGCATAAACGTGTCCGGCGGGATCACCACGTCATGCTCCAGCAGCAGCAGCCACTCCATGTCCAGCCGCAGCGCCTCGGCCACGATCAGGTTCTGCGCGTCCGCCACCAGGTAGCGCAGCGGCATGTAATCCGGCGTCTGCATCAACTGCATCTGCGCCGCCATCGACCAGTTAAGGGGCGTCAATTGCCCGTAGCGTGCCGCCACCCACTCCACACGCAGATTGCCCGTGCACGCCGTCCCCACCAGCAGCCGGTTGGTGTAGCCAGGATCGCCCGAGTCCTGCACGATGATGCGCGGTGAGCGGACAGGTGTGCTGTTGCCGGTGTCTTTCATCGCGGGCCTGTGATCTCCAGGTTGCAGTTGGCCACCCAGGCCGCCAGCGCCAGCAGCCGCTTGGCAATCCAGATGCGCGCCTTCAACTCGTTTGCGCGGGTAATCGTCACGGTGATAGTCAGGCGTCGCATACTCTCGACCGCATCAATCGGTGGATTTTTCACGCCGGCCCCCTGTGTCGGTTGCTATCGCTTGCCAAGCAGCACCTCCAGATTACCCGCCACATCCCAGGCCACGTCTCGCACCTGCCAGGGCAGCGGCTGGTAGCGGTCCCACAGGCCGCTCTTGTGCCCTGGGTCGAACCAGTAGAACGTCGCCTCCGTCACCGGGTTGCACGCCGCCGGGTCGCTCAAATAGCGATGGTTCGCCCCGTAGTAGCAGGCGATCATCAGCTCCCCGTTGGGCACCAGCAGCCGGTGCACCTCGTTCATCCAGCGTACAAACCCCCACCGGGTCGGGTCGATGCGGTTGATCACGTGCCCAGCATACGCCTGCACCGCACACGCATCGGGCAGCGGCCAGGGGTATGCCTCCAGGTCCACCACCAGGTCGGCCCCGTTGCCGGCCCGGTTGTCGATGGAGTACCACCCCTGCCGCGTCACGCCGATGGCCAGCCGCACCCCCGCCAGGGCTTGCAGCGTGCCGTCCGACTTAGGTCCCATACGTCCAGGTCGCCGAGCCGCTGGTCTCGATCGTCACCGACCCCGACAGCTTGTCGTCGAAGGGCACATCGAACGGCACCGACTTGACGAACCCCATAAACGCCACCTTGTGCACCGGCGAGCCGGGGAACGTCAGCACCCAGGGCACAATCGTGCGCTGGTCGCGCAGGTACATGATCCCGCCCGTCGTGGCGCGGTGTGTCGCCGAATTTGGGTCGAAATTGAAATCGACCGTCACCTGCCCCAGGTCGAGGAACGACCCTACCTTCTCCCGGTAGCCCCCGGATGAATCGTGGCTGGTCACGTCGATGGTCTCCGTCTCCCCATCGAAGCCGCTGATGTTCGTCACGTTAGTCAGGGTCGCGGTTGTCGCCGTGCCCGTGCTCGTGCCAAAACTGAGAACTGCACCAAACGCCGCCTTACCAGGCATCGCTACACCTCCGCATACTGAATCATGTAGTCCTGCGCCACGCCACTACGCCCGGCGTCAGGATCGTCCAAGTCACGCTCACCCACACATAAACAGGAGCCGACGGCCATGCCGCCCCATGCCCCATTATAACCGTCCAGCCGCTCCCGTACGGCCGCCGCCAGGTCACTGGCTCCCGCCGGCGTCGTCGCCCAGCTCGTCACCTGCATGCGCGCCCTGGGCAGCCCATCCGGCCCCGCCAGGTCGTGCAGCCGCCGCGTGTCGATGCGCTGATACACGATTGCCGGCAGCGTCGGCGTCTGCGGCAGCCGGCGCGCATGCATCCGCGTGCCCACCAGTGCCCCCACGGCCGCCCCGGCCAGCGTGTACGTGCGCAGCGCCGCTTCCAGCGTCATGCGCGCACGCTCTCCACAAACGCCGCCACTGTACTGGCCACCGCATCCACGATCTCGCCCTCGTGCTCGTCCAGCGCCGGGCGCATGTACGGGTAGGCTTGCATCCTGCTCGTGCCAAACTCCATGTGTTCCCCGTAATCCGCATGCGGGCCGATGAACGCCTCCTGTGGCGTCACCTCATCCACCATAATGCTGTCGCGCAGGTGTCCAGTATCGACATTCGGCGTCGTGTTGATTTTCGCCCATTTCTCGACGATGCGCGCCCCCGCCTCCAGCCCGTCCTGCTGTGCCTGCCGGCGCTCCGCCCCGGCCAGCCTGGCCAGGTTGCGCCGCAACTGGTCATTGCCCCGCACCGTGGATGTGACTCGTGGCATCAGCGCACCGCCTGCAACTGCACAACCACCGCCGTCGGCCCACGCTGCACCGGCCCGGCAATGCCATAGCTCAGCGCCACCGCCTCGCCGTTGCGGTGCGTCACCGTCACGCTGTCCTTGGGCGACAGCGTCGCGCCATCAGCCATCGACAGCCGCAGCGTCGCATCGATCACCGCCACCGTACCGTCCACGCGGCGCACCTCGCGCCCGGCGCGGCTCGTGTCCAGCCCGCACGGCACGCCCGTCCGCTCCGTCCAGCCCTCGACCTCCGTCCCGTACTCATCCACGGTCGGCGTCCAACTGCGCAGCGTGCAGGTGTCCATCATCGCCGCCGCCTGGGTGGCTCGCATCGCCGCCAGGTCGCGTTGGGTCAGCATTCGCCCTCCCGCCCGTAATACTCGTTATCGTCTGGCAGTTGCCCATGCGGCAGCCGGATGCCGAACCGCACCCAGCACACCAGCCATCCTGCCAGCAGCAGCCCGCCCAGCATCTCCGACGTTCGCACCATGTCCACGATCTCGCTGCGCTCCAGCATCGGCGCCGGCCCCGCCGTGATGGCGAGCAGGCTGAAATAGATCGTCCAACTCAGCCACCCCGCCACCGCCACCAGGATGTACCACGGCCGCGCCTTGATCACCCACGCATACACAAACAGGATCGCCGCGGCAAACGACGTGAGGGCACACACCAGCGACGCTTCATAGGCCAGCATGCTAGAGTGCATTTCCCCACCGTCCTGCCAACACGCTGATGACGGCCGCCAGCGCCAGCAGCGCCAGGAAAACCGCCAGCGCCGTGGTCAGCAGTTGCCTGTTGGATAGGCTACCCGCCTGTTGCACCTGTAGCTGGGCCACGTCCTTCTCCATGTTGCTCACGCACACCTCGACCCGGACCAGCCGCTCCCGCAACTCGTACAGCAGCGGCACCAGGTCCGGCGGTGCTCCCTGTGGAAATTGATAGCTCATACCCGCCTGCAAAATCCGATAGCCCGCCTCACGTGCGAAATTGATCGCCGCCTCGATGCCACCGGCGCAGAGTCGCTGAGCCATCAAGCTGCCGCAATGGTACGCGGTCGCACTCTCCACTTCCTCCTGCATGTACACAACCATGCACCGCTTCGCCTGGCTATGGATCGCCACCGCAGACTCGGCCCCAGCGCAACTGTTCAGCACCGCCAGGCGGCACTCAAACGCCGCCACATATGCCCCGAGCACTGCCGGTGGGAGCACTGTCCCATCAGCGAGCGGAATGCCCTGGGGCCCCATGTGCCCGGCGTACCACATGATGTCCACTTTGCTGCCAAACGCAGCGTGAATCCGCTCGTTGGTCAGCTCTCCCAGTACCGGCGCCACCTTTAGGCACGGCGTCGCCGCCACCGCCTCCACCTCCGCCTTGGCCAGGGTCAACGCATCGTCCGTGGCCAGCATCGTGCACGTCAACATTCCCAGCCGGCATCGTCGTCGCTCTCCGGCAAGTTACCGATCCAGCCATCCAGCCGCACCGACCCCGCCGGTTTTGGGTACGCCTTGAGCACGTGCGTCCCCGTCCTGCGCATCGACCGGTACCGCCTGGCCATCGCCAGCATCTGCGCGTGTGCCTGGCTGCGCGTGTAGCTGCCGCCGTCGGCGCTGAAATCGAAGTTGGCGGCCGTTGCCGCCGCCTTCTCCTCCCACACGTCTGCCGCCGCTTGGTTGATGTCCCACGCCCCCAGCCAGCCCACATCGTCCACAGCGCGGGCATCGGCGTCGGGCAGCGGATAGCGAGCGAGCACCTGCGACAAATCACTGTTGCCGTAGGTGTCGCTCCCAATCGGCTCTGCCGTCATCCGGCGCAACTGCGCAATTAGGCTGGTGCTGGGCGTCGGCATGGTCATGTTCGGCTAGCTGTTGACCCGGATGTACTGGACGAACAGCCGCCCAGTGAACCCGGCCGACGACGCCGACCCGGTCGCCGTGATGTACTCGCCCGCACCCCACACTTGCGCCTCGCCTTTGGCTGCCAGCGCCGTCATGCCGTGGTACGCCTTGCCCGTGATGCTGCCGTTGATGGCCAGCGCGTTGATCATGTCCGTGTCGCTGGTCACGCCGTCGGCGGCAATGCCGACGTTGATGTTGGCCGCCCCGGTCGATGGCGTATCGACGAGGAGCTTCACATCGGTGATGACCACCGGCACACCCTCGGGGTTTTTCAGCGCGCCGATGGCCCCGCCGGTCGTGGCGACCACGCCGACCAGGGGAATCTCAATGTAACCGCTTGCGAAAGATGGCGTAGTAGCCATGTGTCAGTTCTCCTTTAGCCCTAGCCCAGCGTGCAGCCCTGTGTGCCGACCACGTACCACTTGCCGTTGTACGCCATCAACGTGATGCACTCACCCACCACCGCGCCAAACGTCGCCACGTCTCGCGTTGCGCCGCCACCGCCGAACGAACTGGCCGACGTCACGGTGCTGGCGTGCGCCGTACCGTTGATGATCGTCAGCCGTTTGAAATCGTCCGTCCCCGTCGTCGGGTCGGCCAGCGTTGCGGCCACGACACCAGGCACCGTCTTGCTGATGATGCACACGCCGTTTTTGACGGTGATAGCGCCATCCGCAGCCAGCGTTTGCACCGTATCGGTGTGCAGCCGGTTGATCTCGGCCGCCGTGGCCGTGACCGCCGTGCCGCCGATCTTCCAACCGCCGGCCAGGTCCATCACCGGCTTAAAAACTCCAGGAAACCAACCCATAAGGCCCCCTTATGCCGTGAGCACGGCGAACGGTGCGCGGTTGGCCGCAGTCTGCTGCATCCGGTTGATCGGATTCGGCAGCGCAAAGCCCAGGCGCATGACGGCGCGCAACGCCACCATGTCCTGTTGCGCCAGGTTGTAGATCGTGTTGCCCGCCGCATCCTGGATCACCGCCTGGTCCAGCACCTTGTAGGTGATGTCCTGGCGCATGGCGAACACGAGCTGGTCCCACTGCCCCGACACGATCAGCGCCGTGGCCGCCACAATCGCCCCGTTGGTGGGGAAATAGATCGGGCTGCCGTCCAGGTCGTAGCGCGTCGAGTCCTGCATGTTGGTGCGGAAGATCGGGTTGCCCAAGCTATCGCGCACGTTGCGCAACTTGCGGCGCATCGTGGTGTCCGCCACATGGCCCGTGGCGATGTAGCCATCCTCTTCCAGCTTGCCCAGGCTGCCCGCCACGCCGCCGGCCGTCTCGCCGAGCAGGGCTTCGTACAGGTCGGTGTAGGCCGCCAGGCTCACCGTGTTGCCGGCCGCCGTGGACAGCGCCACCAGGCCCGCCGCACCCAGGTTGGTGCTCCAACTGGCCGGGATGTTCGTGCCATAGAGCACCGCCTGGTCGATGGCCACGCCGAACGCCTCGACCAGCGCCGGGCGCACCTCTGCCCAGATGTCGAAGTCCACGTCGTCGAGCACCGCTTCCGGGATGGGCACGATGACGGCCAGCTCCTCGGCTTCGATGTACTTGTTGGCCCAGCTAATGTCGCTGGTCTGTTTGATCCCGGTGTCACCCGACACGAAGTACGCCGTGGCCAGCGCGTTCATCACCGGCAGTCGGCGTTGCTTAGCACTCATGTTGGCCAGCCGGCGCGCCAGCCGCATCACCGCGCTGCTCTCGGGCACGGTGCGGATGATCTCCGCCGACGCGTCCTCGGGAATCAAAGCCGCTGCGTCCGTGCGGCTGATCACACTGTTGAAAGGCATTGCTCTATCCCCCCTTGACTATTGCGTCCGTCCGGCCGCTGCGCGGATGTACGCGTTCATGTTTTTGCCGTCCGTGGCCCCTGCCCGCCCGGCCCCGCTGCCAGCGTTGGCATTGGGCAGCGGCGGTTTGGGCAATGATGCCATCAATTGCTTGGCATCGGCCTCCAGCTCGTCGGCAGTCGTGCCGGTCAGCCGGTCGGCCAACACTGGCGGGACACTCATCTTGGCAGCCACATCGCGCCGCAGCACCGCCAGAGACGCCGCCTGCGCCTGTTTCAGCGCGGTCTCCGCCTCGGTCTTGTACTGCTCGGCCAATGTCTTCCACTGGCCTTGCTCCTCCGCCGCCTTGCGCTCGGCCTCGTGGCGTGCCTTCGCCGCGAATTGCTCGCTGCGTTGCTTTTCTTTCGCCAGCCGTTCGGAGACGATGCGATCCAGGTCCGCCTGCGTGAATGTCCGTTCGCCCCCGCTGTTGGTTTCGGTAGCGGTCCCCGTGTCTTGCCCGCCCTCGGCGGTCGTGGTCGTTTCGTCGCTCATGTTTCCCCTGGTTTTTACCGTCCCAGTTGACGTGAGGAACAAAAAAGGGCGTGCACCCCTCGCGAGGTGCACGCCCTTCATGCCGGTAACGTGTCTGGCCGTCGTTCTGGCCTATGTCGTTGTGGCTCTATCCTAGCACATCCTGACGGACTCTTCAACCGTCGAGGTGGTGCAACCGTTGCACCACCTCGACGGCGCAACCCGGCGCTAATGCAGGTTATCTTCGGGGCAACTCGCTCACCCGCGTCGGCCGCAGACTGCCGCCCCACGTATCGTTGTAGTCTCGGCTCACCAGGTCGTCGAGCGTTGCATCCCCCCGCTGCCATGCCTGGTAGCGCCCCGGCCCCAGCATCTGTTGCTGCACCGTCGGCGTCTGCCGGCGAAACCACTGCTGTCCGGTTTCAAACTGGGTCAGCGGCACGTTGCCCAGCACCGGCACCAGCGCACAGCGCCCGTTCGGATGTTCGTCGAACCCATCGGCCACCCGGTACACCCGCCCGTCCGCAAACAGGCATGCCGGACATACCCGCGTATCCCGCGCCGACAATCGTTGGTAGCCGCTCACCACCCGGCTGTTGGCATAGGCCGCCAGCGTCGTCTCTCGGTACACCCGCAATTGCTCAGTCCGGGCGATTGTCTGCATCCGCGTAAACGACTGGCCCAGCCCCAGCCGCATCGCCGTGCGCGCCACCGCAATCGGGTTGCGGCCCAGGGCGATCCCGTTAACCAACTCTCGCGCCAGCGCATCCGGCGCGCCGCGTGTTGCATCCGCCAGCACCGCCCGCAGCGGCGAGCCGTCCCCGGCCAGCCCCACCATGTTGTTGACCGCCGACACCGGCAGCCGGTCGAACGACGCCACGATCTGCGCCTCCGTGGCCACCGCGTTGACAGCCTGCTGGCTGTGCTGGAGCGCCAACGTGACCATGTCCTGCTGCCCCGCCTCGATGCGCTGCTCGATGTACCCCTCATAGTTGCGCAGCTCCGCCCGCGTCTGTTGCAGCAGCGCCTGGTAGCGCCGGCTGCGCTGCAACTGGCCCATCGTGGCGGCCCCTGGGTTCTGCGCCAGCTCCAGCGCCAGCGCATCCACCTGCGTCTGGAGTGCCTGCTCGACCCCCAGCCAAGCCTGCGCCTGCGCCTGCATGGCCGCCTGCTCGCGCGCCAGCAGCGCCGCCCTGTGCGCATTGATGGCATCCACAACTGCTGGTGGCACTGGCTACACTCCTGTCGATAAGGACAATTACAGGCGGAACGGCCTAGACCGCCGCTCCCTGGTCGAACTGCCGCTGCGCCTGGCTCAGCACCGCATCCGCATAGTTGGCCTGCGCCACCCTGTCGGCGCGCTCGTCTTCGTACATCTGCGCCAGGTCCGCATCCGTCCAACCCTCATCGCGCAGCACCGTCGTGCGCGGAATCCCCGCCCGCACCGACAGTTCCCGAATCTCCGCCTGCGTACGCGGCTGCACCGTCGTGCTGGGCTCGTACTGCGCCCACACGTCCCGGCTGGAGACCGTCACGTCTTTGAGCAGCAGCAGGAACGCCGCCAGGTCGCGCCACGTCGGCGAGAGCGTCGTCTGCAACTGCTCGATCTTGCGGTTGAGCGGCGCCTCCATCGCAATCAGCGCCTCGCCACTCGGGTCGCCGCCCTGGTTGTAGAAATAGTGGCGCGGTGTCCGGCTGATGATGCCGATGTCCGCGCTCAGTTTGTTGATGGCCTCCAGATAGTTGCTCAGCAGCGTCGGCTGGAACTCCCCAACGCTGGTCGGTTGGCTGTCCCGATCCGACGCCACCAGGTCCCAGATCACGTTGGGGTTGTTTTTCAGGTTGGCAATCCCCGCCTGGCTGATCACATACCGCTGGCGGAACGCGCCGAACTCTGCCGCAACCATCATGTCGGCAACGAGTTTGTTGACCATGTCCTGGACCTCAATCACGCTGGCCAACTGCGATTTCGGCCGGCGTCGGTTGGAGCGGAAATGGAACATCGGGATCACCCCGTAGGGGTTGGCCGCCACCGGCTCCTCACCCCACGGCTCGAAGCCCCTGGCGTCCGGCTGCTCACCGTCCTTGAGCGGCTTCTTGGTCGCGTAATACTCCAGCCGGTCGGGATAGTACAGCGTCAGCCGCACCCCCCCGCTGTCCGGGTCCGGCCACCATTTCGCCGCACAGCGCATCCGCCGCGGGTTGTCCCCGTCATAGCCCGCCCAGCACAGCCGGCTGTCGTTGTGAAACGCCTCGACCGTGCCCTGCTCCTCATTCGGCCAGGCAATCACAAATGCCTCGCCCGTCACGCACACATCCTCATGGATGGCATGCTCATCATCCACCAGGCCCGACTCCTCGCGCAGCGCCTGGAGCATGTTGGAGGCCGCGTCGTCGCTCGACAGCGACAGGTTGCGCAGCGCCAGCCGGTCGAGCACGCTGTCCACCACCACTGCACACCAGTTTTCGGTGAACTTGGCGTCCAGCCCGCTGAAAATCTCGCGTAGTTTCTCGCTGCTGTAGACGAGCGGCTGATCGCCATCGTAGTAGCGATAGAGCACATCATACCGGGTTTTCTTGGCGTTCAGCGCCAGGACCGCCGCCTGCACATCCGTCATTGGTGCCATCGTTTTACCCTCGTTGCGTGCCCGGCTGGCGCACACTGCGCACCAGCTCATTGAATGCCCCGGACGCGGCATCGACCTCGTCGTCATGCGCCCCGTCGGGGAACTGGTGCAGCGTGCGCAGGAACCGATCGTTCCACGCCCCCCGCACGATCTTCACATTGCCCGCCTCGGCCTGCGCCGCCAGCCCCTTGGAGCGCGTGATCTTGTCGCCCTGTGGCAGCACCGCCCGCACATCGTAGCCGGCCAGCATCGTCACCGTACTGCGCGCATCCCGCACCCCCGAGGCTCCACCCTCGCGCTCGAAGCGTACCTCCACGCTGGCCCCGTCCTGCGCAGCGGTGTTGCGAATCAGGGCGTCGATGCGGCCCGGCGCCTCTTGTTCCGCAATCGCGTCCAGCACATAGTATTCGTCGCCCACCCGCCGCATCTTCACGCCCGCCGTGTAGTCCGGATCAGGTTTCGCCACGCTTCGCTCCGTCGCTGCCAGGTCCCAAAAGCGCACCGTGCGCCCCCCGGCCGGCGCCGCATCCACCACCTCAAACCACCCGCGGTTGAAGACCTTCCCCGCCGCCGGCCTGATCTTCCAGTTGCCGCCGCGCCGGCCGTCTCCGAGCAGCCGCTCCCGGTCCACTAGTGGCAGCGCCATCAGGTTGGCGAGATACCCAGGATCCGCTTTGAGCAGGACCTGGTTGTCAAACAGCGACGACAAAATGAACGTGAACGACTTGGGTTCGCTAGCCGGGTACAGCCTGCGCAGCTCGTCCGCCGTGCTGGCCCAGTGCAGCGCATCGTCGATCACCGCAAACCAGCGCACCACCCCCGACCGTTCGGGGATAGCATAGCCGTCCTCGCCGATGTACCAGGCGATGAACTCGTGTATCCAACCGCCCGTAGGATCATCGTCCGGCACCGGGTTACACGTCGCCCGCAGGTAGGGCCGCACCCCACACGTCGAGCGGTTGCGGCTCAGCATGTAGAAAAACTGCGCCCGCGTGAAATGCGTCAACTCGTCGAAACAGATCAGCGGTATCTGGCTGCCCTGCCAGTCCAGCCGGTTTTTCTCGTGCTCCATGTGGGCGAACTTGACGGCCGCCCCCGAGGGGAATGCCCACTCCAGCACATACTCTCTGGGCACCGCATTGAGCAGCGGATAGATCGTCATCGACTCATCCCACAGCCCGCCGGGGTTGCGAATCTGCACCGACGTGCGCCGAAAGATCACCGCGCTGAACTGCGGATTGCGCACATGCCGCAGCGGCTCCATCAGCACCGCATAGGTTTTCCCCCCGCCGGCGGCGCCCCCGTAGATCACCAGGTCCGCCGGGCTGGTCAGGAACGCCTCCTGCGGGCCAGGCTGCGGCCTAATTTTCGTCGGTGTCGTACTCGTCTCGGCCATTGTCCGGTATATAGATCACCACACTGGCGTCGGCGTTCGTGACCGCCACGTCCGCCTGGCTGCGCGGCTTGTAATCCCCCATCAGCTCCAGCGCGAGTTTGCGGTCCTGGTGGCTCTTCGGGTCCGGGTCCGTCGCCGACGCCACCAGCGCATCGTACACGTCGCGCCGATGCAGCAGCAGCGGCGCCGCTTGCATCCGGGTGATCTCGTCGTCCATCTCCGGCTGCGATTTGCGCCACTTGGCGATCACCCGGTCGCTCGTCAGCCCCAGCACCTGCGTAGCCAACTCGTCCTGTGATGCGGGCAGTCTGTTTTTCGCGGGCGAAGCTGCCCATGCAATGTAAACCGCTTTGCGCCAGTCCCACCCGCGCCGCACCAGCTCACGATAGTCCTGCCACCACGCAAACTCCTCAAGTTTCCCCAGCAACTCATGGTATGCTCGCCGGCTCTCCTGTTGGCCCTGTACCATTGGCCCAGCCGGGAAGAGCGTCTCGTCGCCGTCGGGAACATTGGGAACTAACACAGTAACTGCCCTGTCCTGCCGGGCGCATGCCCGGCCCGCTCACGCATCCAGCACAACCGTTTCCCTACGCGAAGTAACCCGCTGATAATGGCGCTTACCCGCGGGTCACTGCGCAGCCACACCCAACGCATCTAGCACCTGGTGCACATCCTCACGCGCCACGAATGCGATTTTGCCCGCCTGCACCTTGGCGATAGCCTCGGCCGGACTCACCGGCTGCGAGTAGCGCAACAGGCAATGCACCGCCACGACCTGCCCGCCCTTGTCCCGCTGCACCCGCGCCGCCGGCCGCCCCAGCGCCTCCTCGGCCGTCATGGCCTGGTCCTAGCCATCCACATGGCAAGACCCAGGCAACCGCCCACCACCATGGCCATGGGCAGCACACACCAGAAATAGACGTTGCTCACTCCACGCCTCCCAGGTTCACCACCTCGTACTCGTACTCGTCGCAGACCTGGTCGTCCGCCCCATAGGTCGCCGTCACCGTCACCCGCCGCCGCTCGACCGCCCGCGCCGGGTCCAGAATGCGGTTATGCGCCGGCTGGAGCGTCAACTCGACCGTACTGCTCGGTGTCCCCACCGTCGTGACGGGGAGGATTGCCTGCGCCGAGAACACATCGTCGATGCGATACGTCAGCGCGCTCGGCGCCTGCGCCTGGCCTGTTTTGTCCCTGCACGTCACCGTCAGATAGGCCGTGCTCCGCTCCCTGACCTGCTGCATGTCGCCCTCCGGCTCAGGAGATGGTCAGCGTCATGTCCAACGTCCACGTCTGGCCGCTGGCCTTCGTGCCCTGATTGCTCACCTTGCGGTTAAGGTTCGTGCCCGTGTCGGTCGATGCGTTGACGATGGTGAACTCCTGCCACGCATAGTTGGCGTCGCCGGCAGCGAACACCGACCGCCACGTAATCGTCTGCGCCGACCGCGACGGATACGATGCCTGCATCGCCTTGTACGTCTTGTTGGTCGCGGCTTGCAGCCCCGTCTGGCTCGCCGCCTCGGCCGTGGTGCTGTCGCCGACCCCCAGGTACGCATTGGCGTTGTTGTACGCCGTGCCCCCCGCGGCGATCAGCAGGTCCTCCAGCAGCGCAATGCCCTCGTTGAGCAGCAGGTTGCCCTCGATGATGCTCTCCGCCGGCAGCAACTCGCCCGTCTCACCATCCACCACCGCGCTGGCCAGCCCCGCCGCAAACGCCGCAGCGTCAGCGTACCGGCGCACGATCCAAACCGTTTTGTAGTGCAGCTTCTCCTCGATCATCCTGTCCTCCCTAACTGTTGAGCGCGAACTCGACCGCCCGCGCAGCCCATCCGAACGTTATCGACCGCACCGCCCAGCCGAACGCCAGCGTCCGCCGTCGGAGCGCAAACACCACCTGCACGATCCTGACCGCACTGTCGAACCGCACCGCCACATCCACGCCCGTGCCCACGTCTGCCACCGCCAGCGCAGCGTTGATCGCCCCGATCACGTCCACCACTTGGCCCAGGTCCGCCACCGCCACGTTGACCGTGATTGTACCCACCGCATCGACCGCCGTGGCCGCATCCGCCACTGCCACCAGCACGCTGGCCAGCACCGCGTCGTTGCCGGCCGCCGTCTCGGCGAGCGACAGCACCACGCTCACCCCAGCCGCATCGCTGCCCGTGCCGGCGTCGTCCACACTCAGCGGGGCCACACTCACCGCCAGCGCATCCGTCCCCGTACCGGTCTCCAGGATGCTCACCAGCATCGCTGTGAGGATGCTGATGGCCTCCGTACCCGTGCCGGCGTCACTCACCGTCAGTGCAACAGACACCGACGGCGCATCGGCTGCACTGCCCACCTCCAGCACCGTGAGGCTCACTGCCGGCGACAGCACCAGGTCAACGCCCACGCCCGTATCTGCCACCGTTTTGATCACCTCGGCGAGCAGCGCCACCGCATCGGCTGCACTGCCGGCGTCGGCCACGCTCACCGCCACCTGGATGGTTAGCGCATCGGCGCCGCCGGCCGTCTCCGCCACTACCAACGTCGCCGTGATGCTGCCGATGGCGTCGGCCGCCGTGCCCGTGTCGGCGATAGCCACCAGGATCAGCGCCAGCGCCGCATCCACCCCGGCCCCACTGTCGCTCACCGTGAGCGTAACGCTCACCGCCTGGCCGTCCGTCCCAACGCCCGAGTCCGCCACCGTTGCCGTCACCGCCAGGTTGCCGATAGCATCGCTGCCGGCGCCGCTGTCGCCGATGGGCACGCTGACCGCCAGGTTGCCCAGTGCGTCGCTCCCACTCCCCGTTTCGGCCAGGCCCAGGCTCACCAGCAGTTGCGCCAGCGCATCCACCCCCGTCCCAGTATCCGCCGTGGCCAGGCTCACCGACGGTGCGGCGAACCCGTCATTCCCCGTCCCCGTCTCCGCCACCCCCAGCGCCACCGCCACGCTGCCGATAGCGTCCGAGCCGCTGCCCGTGTCTGTTACGGTGATTGTTACCGCAACATCCCCCAGCAGCGCAGCGTGCCAACGTGGGCGGGGCTTGGGCGGCAGCCAGCGACGAATCACGCTCAGCCCTCTTCGACGATAGCCGTGCCCGACATGGTCAGCGCGTCAGCCGGGGCAGTCAGGCTGACCACCAGCCGCTCGCCGTTGACTGCGGACGGTCTGCGGTCGGGCGGAATCGGCAACGCCCATTCCATGCCCGCCAGCACGTTGAAACCCGTCTCCACCAGTACCACCGTCGTGCCACCCGTTACCTGCGTGGTGTTGTTGACCTCTGCCGTAAACGTGGCGGCCGGGTCGCCACTCTCCAGCGAGGCCGGCGTCGGCGCACTGCCGCCGCTGCCCGACGTACTGGCCGACGTGGACCGCTTGACCGTCACGCGCAGCACCTCGCTGTCTGCCGATGCCACGTCGCTGGTCTGGATGAGGCTCAGGCTGTGCAGCCGGATGCGTGCCGCCGCGTTGGCCGGCGCGGTCAGTTCAAACAGGTCCTGCGCTGCACTCACCGCCACGGCGGAAAAACTCACACTGTAGTATCTGCCCATCTATTACCTCCAACTGTCTATGTTGATTGCCGGTCGTCTGCGCAGCAACGCCACCGGCACGTCTGCCGCAGCGGCAGCCCCCTCACTGAGTGCCACCAGGAATGACACCCAACTGGCAGCCGACGCCAGGCTGGCTGCTACGTCGCCCGTCGCCCCGGTCGCAGTGACATAGCGGTCAGCGATGTACGCCCCGCCATAACTCGCGCCGTGGCGCTCGGCGCGCTCGGTGTAGTTTTCGGGCGGGGTGACGGTGTACTGTGCTGAGCCTGACGAGTTGGACCCCAGCAGGAACAACAGTTGCGCCGGCTGACTGCTGACCGTTACCCCGGTCGCCGTCGGCGTGTCGTTGGCTGTGGCGCCCTTGCTGTACACCTGCACGGGCGTCGTGGTGTTGACACCCGAGTAGATGACCATCGCGCTTACCTGTTCGTCCAGGCTCCCGCCAAATGTCCACGCGTAGCTCGCCGGCTCCGTCACAGGCGTGTATGGGTCCGTTCCAAACACCCGGTAATACACCGCCCCAGCATTGCTGGAAATAGTGTTGCTGTCCAGCAACGTCCAGCCGCTGGGGGGGGTGACGGGCGCTGAGCTGGTCCAGTAGCCAATCACCACCACCCCCACGCGGCCGGCCAAGTTCGCCCCGGCAGTCGGGGTAAACGTCAGGCTGGCACCTGTGGCGTAGGCGGTGACGGCGTCCTGGTAGGCAATGGCCATTGGTTACTGCGTCGCCCCCGCCATATCCACCATTTCGACCGTCTGCCCAGCTAGTGGATGGTGACAGTCGGGCAAAAACTCAATGTGCCCATCTCGCACGAACAGATGGCAGCGCCGCTCAGGACGTTCCGCATTGACCAGCAGCGAGGGCGAAAACGTTGGCCGCTCGGTCGAACCATTCCACGTCCAGGCGGCGGTGAACGCGTGTGGCTCTCCACAGCCAGGACAGTCGAAATAGTAGGCGTGACCGCCCGTCGTGCGCCGCGCTACCTCGATTTTGTCGCCCATCTACTGCGCCCCCTGCGCCAGCATGATGGCGTTCTGCGCCCAACTCGTGATGCTGAATCCGCCCATCTCAGCCTGTGCCCGGCTCTCCATCGGCCAGGGCCAGAGGGGCTGGTTGGTCCGCACCCCGTCCACGTAGCGCATGTCGAGCCGTGCCCCTTCGCCGGCCTGGTAGCTGGGCACCTTCGAGTTCGTCACCGTGAAGCCCTTGAAGGCGTCGGCGTTGGTCTCGTAGGGGCCACACACCGCCAGGCAGTTGTTGAAGAGCGTCGCATGATCCACGATGCCGTCGTGTGCGCCGATGCCGTAGGGGATGACGTTGAAGAACCCCGTTTGCGCGCTGCCCGTGGCCAGCACGTCGCGGAAGACCGGGGCCGGGATGTCGCCCTGGGCGTACAGCCCAATCCCCGTCCGGTTGCCAGGGTAGAACTCGTAGCCGCGGTTGTAGTTGCAGGGATTGCCCTCTGGATATGGGTAGACGTGCACCGTCCCATTGGCGTTCATGCCCGCGTCCACCGCCATGCTGCCCAAGACCTCGATGCCCGGCAGGTACAGCCCATCGGCGTTGCCAGTGATGCCGATCAGCCGGTCGGCCAGCGGACCCACCGCCAGCACGTTCTCGAAGCGCACGTTCTTGGAGTTGTACGAGTTCACCCCTGTGCCCGCCGGCCAGCCGGCGTTGCAGAAGATGCGCCCGTCCCACTGCACCCACTTCGTGTACGCCCGCCGCACCGTCACCTGGTCGCTCACGAAGACCAGGATTTGCTTGCGCCCCGTCCCCACCGCAATCAGGTCTTCGAGCAGGATGTTCTCCGACCAGACCACCGAGACCACACTGCTGTTGTCGTCGATGCTGGCGT